GTCACCGGGCCAATCAGAGCACTAAGCATCCTTGCCTCCCTGCATCTTCGGGCCGCTGTTGACATACAAGCCAAACCACGCCGCGCCAGCGCCCACAATCACAGACACAAACCCGGCTTGGGCGTTGGTCGGATCAGGCAGCTCCATGAACCACGTACAGGTCTTATAGAAGACCAACATGTAACTCAAAATTAGTAATCTCGGTACGATGCGCCAAGCGTCTAGGTCTTTAGCTGTCATACTTTCCCCACCATCTCAAAGCCCAGCATCACGAGCCAAGCCAAAGCGGCTAATAGCGCAGCAATAAGCCCGGTGTAGAAAACAGCAAGAAAAAACTCCTGCCGCCTGTGCTTCTGTAGTAACTCGACCCGCTTGCGCTCCATTGCAATCCGCTCGCGCTGGCGCATCATCTCAAGGTACGTCTCTTGCCCATAACGCAAAATGATCATGCTGCGGAGCTCGCGCTCCATCTCGCCCAGCTTTTGCCGCTGCACCACAAGCTGTAGTGCCTCTTCTTCTACCGAGCCAGCAGATAGCAGCTTCTTAAATATCGGCGGGTTTTTGGCTTTTTCTTCTGCCTTGGCTATGTCGGCCTTAGCCCCAAAAAACTTACCAATATAGAGCGCGACATCCTCAATCTCACGCCCAACTTCCACCGCCTTTTTGATGGTGTTAAACGCCGTCGTGGCGACGGTAAAGGCGGTGATTGGGTCGATCACGTTAATTTAAATCCGTTTATCTGGCTTGCCAATAACTCTATAGAAGCGTTATTAGATTTAACCATTTCGTTCCTAAAAGACTCTACAGCTGCGCCTGTTTGTTTTTGTTGTTGGCTGTTTTCAATTAGTAGCACTGGTAACCACGCTATCGCACACCCCCACTCATCTACAGAATCGCCCGTATTTGGATTATTACCGCGAACCTGTAAAAACCATGCACACTCCAACTGCCTACACGGTTCAAAATTATGTAAGGGGCAATTAGCCTTTGGCTCTATTTTCATGTTAATCTTTTGTCGCAATAATCACATCAACATAAGATACCTCAAAAGAGGGTAATGTGTGATCGTGGGTGCTACCACTACCTACAGTAGATGTTCTTGGGCTAAGCGTAGATGAACCTGAATTAGTTACTACAAAACGCCCGGTACTAGAAACTGTGTCGTAACTATAAAGAAAGTTAGCAGAGTCAGATGGGAAAAAACTAGGGCCGCTATTGTGGTAGTGCGCCGGTAGCTGAGACGTAGTAAGTGCGGTGCCGCCAGCACTAAGACCACTAGCAAAAGCCGTTGTGAAATCCACAGAACCACCACTAGAAGCAGTGCCGGACACAACCCTTAAGGCTTTATTGTCGTGAGCAGTAGATTTTGTCCATCCAGTAGGGGCAGCGGTTTGGGCAAAAAGCATTGCAGTCCCAGATGGAACCGGATCAGGAGCCGCTGCTGATGTCCAAGTAGTACCATCCGACGTAAGCAAATTACCTGACGTACCGGGGGCGACCTCTTGCACTGCCGAAGTTCCATTGCCAAGCAGAACATTATTAGCGGTCAATGTCGCCGCGCCTGTACCACCAGAAGCTACTGGCAGTGCAGTGGCTAAAGTCAAATCCGGTATATGGGTAATTTGCGAAACCACATTGGTTCCATCGACGTAAACAATTGCCGACTTGCCGTTGGGGATCGTTACTCCGGCACCACCGGATGTTTTAACCAAGATACTTTGACCACCCGTTGTGTTGTTTTGTACAACATAAGGTTTCTCGATATTAGGCACTATCAAGCTACGGGTAGCACTTAGCGTTACCGAAGTTACATTCAGTACTAAATTACGCGCTACTTGCGTAGAATTTGCGTTAGTTAGTGTGAGTGTTAAATCAGCATCCGAAGTAAAGTTAGGGTTGCCGTACCCAACAATAGCTTCTTCAATCGCGGTGCCTAAGTTAGTGTTAGTTGTGTTACCCCACTGACCGGCTTGTTCGCCCTGATTGATAAGCTCAATCTTGAGGTTGGTTGAAAAATTTGATGCCATTTCTTACTCCTGCGTTTTGGGGTACTTATTTTTAACAGCAAGGCAATCTGCTATGTACTTGTCAATTTGTGCTTGGTCACCTTTGACCACACCATCTAGGTAATCACTAAAATGCGGATACTCAGATCTCCGGTGATCACTCCATGTCGGAACATACTCAGTTGGTTCAGGCAACGGCTCCGGGGGAGGTGGTAGCTCTTCCAGTACCCACCCGTCACTCCATCTAGCACGCATACCATCAGGCACCACAGGTTCATTTGCGTCAACACAACTACCCGGTATAAGAAAAACCCCCGGCTCAAGCGGGGACTCATCGGCTACCGTCGTATATGCAAAGTAGCCTTCTGGGTCTAACTGACAAACAACTTTTGTCATACATTCTCCTTAATATTTAATACAGCACAACAGCGCTATATTAACTGGGCGGTTTTCAGCAGCGGTAGGTACAACTAGGGACGCATCAATGTAAGCACGCATACCAGCACTACCGCCGTTGTCTTCACGACTACCGTTATAAACGCCATACACACACCCAGCAGCACTCCATGCCGCGCTCCACATGGCCGAGTTCCAGTTACCCGTAATGTTTCTAATAGCGTCGCCCTGCACGGTATTATTTAAAGCCCGCCCACTATCGTAGCCGCGCCCATCGTCCAAACCTCGTGGGAACATGCCGCGCATATCAGGTAATGTAAAAGTTGTTGACCCATCTCCTGCACCAAAAGTAGTACCTATAGCACTAAACAAATTAGCGTATGTACTACGAGATACATTTGCCCCATTTGCTTTTATATAGCCTGTCGGAGCAGTTGACATAGCAACATAAATTACAGTCCCAGACGGAACCGGATCAGCCGCAGATGCCTGACTTGTTGCATCAGGAAATGTGACCCCTGTGTTAGTCAATACTACGCTCATACAACAACCTTTACGTAGAAACTTCAACCCAAGATGGGCTGTTCGTAGTGTTTATTTGAGTCCAAGAACCAGCAAACGCCGTATCTATCAAAAGCCAGTCAGGCGTCTGATTTGTGTCAATGTTGCCCCATACATTAGTGTACCCAACAACTCCAAGCCCGTATACCCCTGTTACTGGCACTGTTGCAGTACCAATTACTGTAACTGTACCTAATGCAGTTGTACCTACAACCCCCGTTACAGTTATGAGCGCTGTGCCGGTGGCCGTCGCATTTCCAAGAGCTGTTGTGCCAACAAGCCCAGTAACCGATATGATGTTGTTGGTAACAAGCGAAATGTTACCCAGCACCGCTGAAGCAGATTCCCCAGTGACAGCTACATTCGCCGTACCAGTGACGGTTACAGTGCCAATTTCCCCAGTGGCTTCTTCGCCGGTAACATCTAAGTAATTGTTAGTTACTAAGCTAACATCACCAAGAGTAGCCGTACCGCTGACTCCGGTAACACTTGTATTTGCCGAAGCATATATAGATACGGTGCCTATCTGCCCCGTGCCTTCAACTCCGGTCTGAGCCAGAATATGGTTGGTAACTAAGCTAACAGTACCAACCTCACCAGTCGCTTGAAGACCGGTAATGGCTACTGCTACTGCCGTGGATTCATCAATACTGGCAGCAAACGGGGCGTTGGCAAAGGGTGATGCGGCTATTGCCATTATTCACCCTTTAGTGCTTTAACCTCAGCGCGGAGTTCTTTTATGGCCTCAATAAGCAGGGGTACAAGCCGCTCGTAACGCACGGTGAGGTATTTCTCGTCAATCGGGGCTGGGGTCACAACTTCTGGCATGACTGCTTGCACTTCTTGGGCCGATACACCGACTTCGCGTTTGGCTTCGTAACCCATTTCTTGGGCCGTCTCGTTGGCTTCGTAATAGAAACCTGACAGCGCCTCAATTTTATCCAGCGCGTTTTCGATGGAACCCAGTTTGGTTTTGAGCCTATCGTCCGAGTAGTACGCCGTAATTTGGTTGGTGGCTCGAATTTCACCAGCCGTACCAGAAGCAGCGGTGCCGACACCAAGAGAGTTAACTTGGTAGTCATTGCCAGTGTTTAGCCCGTTAGCCGTAGTCGCGGTAGTTGCCGTAGTTGCTGATGTGGCGCTTGTAGCAGAAGTAGCAGTCGATGCGTTTCCGTTTAACGTAGCGGTGATAGTGCCAGCGCTGAAGTCACCAGAACCATCACGAGCAACAATGGTTGAGGCCGTGTTTGCATTGGTTGCGTTAGACGTAACTGTAAAAGTAGAAGCGCCAGCTTGATCAGCAGTAAACGTAGCAGAACCTGACAACCCCGTGCCAGACACGTTCATCGTCAACGTGCCATTGTTTGGTGCGGTTAACGTAACCCAAGATGTTGTAGCACCGTTGGTTTGTAGGTATTTACCTGAGTTGCCCGTCTGCGACGGTAAAAGATTATTTAAACCCCCATCGGCAGTATTAGAGTTTGTTCCGCCATTGGCGATAGGCAGAATGCCAGACACATGGGTCGTTAGACCAATCTTGCCATACGAAGGGGCCGTACCAACACCACCTGAGATAAGCGCGTTGCCCGTAGCAACACCAGCTAGTTTCGCCAGTGACGTTGTACCATCCGCGTAAACAATGTCGCCAATTGTGTAGCTAGTAAGTCCAGTGCCGCCGTAAGCAGCGCCAATAGTGCTAGCAGTCCAAGTACCGGCAGTAAGAGTACCGACCCCAGTGACCCCAGTGTACGAACCAGATAGCCTGCCGCTAGGCAAGGTGCCTGAAGAAATATTGGACGCATCTGTAGTATCCGTTGTTGCAGAAGCCGCGAGGGTAGTCCAAGTCGGCGCAGCCGAAACTGAACCGGTACCAGTCTGGGTAAGGTATTTAGCCGTTGCATCAGTGTTACCGGCCAACTTAGCCAGCGAATTGCCTGCGTTAGAGTACAGAATATCGCCAAGCGTGTAGGTGTTTGTTCCTGTACCGCCATTGGTTTCATCAACCGTACCAGTCAGAGAGATGGTCTGGCCGGTAACATCAATGTTCGTGCCGCCCGTCAGGGCTGGCGTGGCAGCAAACTGCGAATATGTAATGTTGGTTGTACCAAAGGTAATCGTGCCTTGCGTGGTCAGTACGTACGACTCACCGGCTCCAGTAAGACCTTCTTGCACATAAAACGCATCACCCTGACCCATTGCATCCGGGTCGCTGGGGTTATAAGTGTCGGCATCCGTTGCCCGGGTAAGAACCCAGTTGGTAGAAACAGAGCCAATATCCGTAACCGTGTAAACGCCGTTCTGAGTTTGATCGACTTGGGTGTAAATTAGCACCCTGTCGCTGGTAGCCATCGTAATACCGTCGATCACTAGCGCAGCTTGGGTGCCTGCGTTGGTAAGCGTAGCCCCAACACCAGCAGTGCCGTTGTTGTATGTAACAGTTAGCGCAGTGGGCGATTCAACCCGAACTGGGTCGTGATAGTGCAGTGCGGCGGCTACAGAGTTATCTACATAAAGTTTAGTAGCAACATCTAAATCAGCCGTCGGGGCGCTACCAACCGTGATCTTGCCGCCAACTGTTACGTTGTTGGAGCTATCTTCAAAGACCGCTTTCTCCGCTGGCTGGGTAATAAACACCTCTTTAGTACCAGCATTGAAGTTGACTGCCGAACCAGCATTACTAGAGGACAGGATAGTATCCCGGCTAAGCGTCGTACCACTCAGGGTAAACGTGCCTATACCTACTTCCCACTCACTTTCAAATCCGCTGGCGGTGTTATGGATGGTGTAGTACACCGTATCCCCGTCACTAATAGCGGAGGCAAAAGTTTGAAAGCCTACATAGGCTCCGGTAAGCGTAATAGTGCCCGTCCCCGTCGTGGACGTGGACTCACGAACGCGGTCTTTGAGCGATAGGGCCATTTGCCCCTCCTATTAAGCTATGCGGATGATGGCGTTGGATGCGTCTGCTACCGGGAACTGGATCGTGAAGTCACCAGCCGTCGAGGTTTTGTCGCTACCAAAGTCCAACACCGCAACAGCTTTATCTGCGTTAGTGCTGTTATAAATCAGCGCACCGCGAGCCGTAATCGTCGCCGTAGACCAAGTAGTATTACTGAACGAAATAAAAGCCGTCGTGCCTGAAGATGTAGGCGTTGTGGATACTGTCAACGTGTTACCGCCAGCGGTGTATCCCGTGCCGGACGTTTCGTTCGTAACACTGTACGCGGTCGTCGTAGCATCAAGCGTTGCCGAAGAGGTATACAGCGCAATTTTGAAAGTGTCAGCACCAAAATCATGCTCGCCGTCGAGAAGATCGACTTTAAAGCTGGTGCACATTGCTTGAGTAATAGCCATTTTTAGCTCCTGTCAAATCAGGTTACTGGGACTCGCACCTGACCAGACCGGTACGAATCTTGCCGTTCAAGCCCATCACCAAGCCGTTTAGCCAGTTGAAGTGCTTCGTTGTATTTGGTGTTGTAAGCAGAAAGTAAGTCCGGCTCGCCCTTCATGAACGTATAAGCCTCGACTAACGAGCCATACAACAATACAGAATCAAAATTGTCCCCAAGCCAAGTCTGCGATGCAGTGACTATCGACTCAGGGTAGTAGTAATAGTGCAACTCAGCGGTGTAATTGGCGTCTGGCGTAGGGCCAAGAATAAACGTCAACTCTTTTGCATCACCTGACTGTGGGCCGAAGATTGCATAGTATTTAGGTATGCCAGTAGATGTTGGGGTCGGGTATGCCTGCCGGATGAAATTTACATCCTTGTTAAGTAGGTATTCATACGCCCCATCACCGTCAACAACTGCCAAAGAATGGGCAGCTAGAAAATCATTTGGGCAACCAAGGTATTTGTTGTTAATGGTCGCCGTCCCGGTCATGTTCTTACGCAGTGACGGAAACTGAATTGAGTTATAAATGCGCTGCTCAGCCTGCTCAACAAACGTAGCAAGCTCTGTGGACGTAAACGTGTTTTCCGTGTAGTCCTGTATCGCAGTCGTCAACTCAGAATAGTTCATTACATCACCCCGCCGCTAGCCCACGGCACGGAAGTAGCCCAAATCTTTACGCTCTGTTTCGGCTCCCAAGGCTGACCGCAGTTGGTACAAACACCCGTGGATTCTTCAGCAGCGCTAACCGGATCTTGGCAGTTAGAACAGACGATTTCTACCTCATGGGTAGGTTCAATCACCCCATTCTCAAGCTGCCTAGACTCTATGCGTGTTTTCACGCCATCGGCCCCCGGGCCATAGTGCCCTTGGTTGCCGCGCCGTTACCACGAGTTTTTACGCCCGCAGTTTTTACGCCGGTCTCAGGGTACCCAGCCGTTTTAGGCACAGGTACAGGCTTTGGCTGCTCATATTTGTTTAAGCAAGCTGTTTTATTCATACTAACTCCTTACGATATAGACACCGTAACAGTGCCAACTGTACCTGAAGATTGCACTCCAGACAAGGGATTA